AGTATGGAAAATATTCAACCTAGTGATCATAAGACAATTGATCTTGATAATGATAAATATACTCAAAAAATATTGGATTATTTATCTGAAGAAAATAAATCACCAAAATCAAAAGAATATAAAGAATATGATTTTTTAATGAACAAAGAAAATATTGGGGATGACGAGGAACATGTTAAAATTTTGAAAGAAAAATCTATTGAAAATTACTCTCAATTTTATTCTTTATTAACAAAAACAAGAGCTTATGAGTATTCAAGAAATCTTCATTATTGTTATAAACAGCTCATGCATGTTTGTCAATTAAATGAGAAATCTAGATCTTTTTATGTTTTTAACTCAGGAATAAGTAATATGATTATTGTTGTGGCAATGAATTATACAAGAGGAATAAATGATGATGGCAAATCTTTTATGACTATAATGAAAACAACAAAAGAAAATGAATATAATGAGTTTTTTGGTAAAATCAGGAAAATTAAAACGGGAAATAATTGTTACTTGATTAGTAATTGGAGAAAATTAAATTTATCTAAAATAACTTTTATGGTTGACTCGTTTTATTCAACATTATCTTCAACAATGAATAGTATATTATCAACTCCAAATGTACCAAGTTATCTAATTTCTAACAAATTGAATAAAGTTTATAGCTTGAGAGTTCTAATATCTTATTCGACAAATCAGAAAATAGGAGAATTGTTAATGGATAATAGATATGCTTATATGTCAACATTTTCTCATTACACAAATATATCCAAATTAATATCTGAAAAATTTGGACCACCGTACACAACTTCCTTAGAATCTTGGATTGTTTCGAGAATATTTAAAAAATTACCAATGATCCATGATTCTGTTAAAAAAGGTGGTATTAATCAATTTGACATTAGAATGGAAGATCAAAAAAGAGATATAAGTTCCATCGGTGGTAAAATACATATTCCTTCTCTTTGGTTTGATTATAATTTGGAAGATGTTACAGAATTGTTAGATGAATGTTTTATATATGTTCATACAATGAAGGAACCGGCAAATGTTTTCCATGAAAATGTGAAAGCTCTTAGAACAATAATTCAATTTCAAGAAGAATTTGATAAATTGACAGATTTTCACCAAAAAGGTTGTTCTTCAGAATTTGAAGAAATAAAGAATTATTTAATGATGGATACAAAGATAGGTTGTTCAACAGCTGTCATTTATTATTCAACAATAAATAACTTGAACAAGGAAAAACCTAATTATACCAACATCATACATGAAATAAATAATGAGTCTGTTGGAGAAATTTTGAGTACAAAGGCAGTTATTTCAGACATAGATAGAAGATTGTCAACAATTGATTCCTTACCTAAGAGAGAAATGATAAAACATTTGAGAAGAATAAAAATGATGTTCCCAGAAAAAAATATAACAAATAACGATGAATCAAAATTGAAAACTTATGTATTTAATTCCCAAAGTAAATTTTATAATAAAAGTAAACCTAGACAAAAAGTTTTTGAAACAATAATGGACTATTTACAATATAACAATGAAGTTGATACAACAGTAAAATTAGCAAATAATTTTATAATCAAAGATAAGGGCAAAGTTTTGGCAGATATTTGCATTAAATCACAATACGGGGCAAAAAGAGAATTTTATGTGATAAACATAGGTGCAAAAGCATTAGCTAGAGTAACTGAGAATTTTTTTAAAAAAATATGTGAAAATTCTCCAAATGAAGCTATATCTATACCTGGTGATAAAAAAATAATAAAAATGCAAGAAATGTTGGATAGAATTTATAATAATAATATCACAAAAAATCACAATTTGATGTATGTGAATGGTGATTGCACAAAATGGTCTGCAGCAGAAACAATGTCTTCTTTTCTAGCAATGACAAAAGCTTTTGAAACTAAAATAAAACCAAATATGTATGAATTATTATGTTCAACATTCAATGCTTGGTCAAGAAAAAAAATCCAAATACCTTTAAATATTTATAACAAAGTTATTCCAAATGAAAAATATCACACTTTATTTTTAAAAAAAAGAGAAGTTTTAGAAACAGGAAAATTAACAAGCACTCAAAATTTTTTGCAAGGAATGTTTAATTATTCATCATCATATAAAGCTGTTTGTTGCAATAATTATACTTATTATATTTGGAAAAAAATATATCCTGAAAGCACACTTATGATAGAACACATGGAACATTCGGATGATTATGTACAATTAGTATTATATGAAAATGAAAAAGAATTTGAGAAATATAGAGTTTTACAAAAAATAATGATGAGATTACATGGTTATAATGATAGTGACAGAAAGACAAGTTGTCAACCATATTTAATGGAATTTGTTTCTCAAATATCATTTAATGGTGTTATGTTATACCCACAAATCAAAAAATCAAAAGAAGTAAATTTAAGTTTACCTTGTACAAGTTACAAAACAGATATTGAGGC